TAAGCCCCCTAGTGATTTATTGCCCCCAATACCATTAAATAAAGTATAAGAAGCTTTTATAATATCATCTACTTGAGCTGATCTTTTTGCATTAAGATTAGCATTGATGTCATTGAATATAAACTTACGACTAGCAAACTTTCCATGATCGTAGCTGGTATCAACTACTTCAATGTTAGTTCCAAATTCACTAATAATTTTATTAGTGATAGGTTCAAACACTTCTTTATGTTCAACCAGCTTATAATCTGAACCCACAACACCATAAACAAGATTGTTATCTGGATTGTAAATTACACTATAATCTCTAGCTCTTAATGTTTCATTATTCCAGCCAGAATAATAACATTTTGATTTAATGGCTGGTGTATCAAAAACAGTTAAATCAGATAGATCAGTATGGGTTATCCTTACATCTCTATCTGTTTTTGGATTATAGTCGGATGTACTAGTTAAGATTTTAAGTTCATTCATTTGAGTTTTCCTCGTCTTTCTACTAGCATAATGCTAGTCAAAAAACAGATTTCATATTTGCAATTTTAAAGAGCGAATAAGTAGAAATATTCAACTTACGAATATCCTACTTAGGATTAGTTTAAATATATATAATTACTTACATAATGCAATAGTTAGTTAAATCTATATAACTAATTTTACCAGAATAATGGAAAGCCAATTTTACCAGCATTTCAAGAAAGTTAGCCATGACTATCTAACACTATTTAGGATTGAAAATAGGGCTATATCTGGTGTTCCAGATGTACTTGCAACAACAAAATCTGGTGTATTTTTCACGCTAGAATTTAAGGAATTATCACCAAAAACTAATCAAATAAAGTTAAATAAATTCCAGCTAGTATTTCACGCTAAGGCTATCAATAATCCTAGTTTTATCATTATTAGGCAAAACCCCCTCTTGAAGAGCGAACCAAAAATCTACAGTATTTTCCATGGTTCACGAGCCATGAACCTTGCAACAAAAAAAATTGACTATGATACGGCTGAGATTGTCACTAATAAACTAGATTATCCTAGCTTGATATTGCCACTAATAGAGCTGGTTCATGGTTCACGCTTCATGGTGGCTGATATTGTCACTAATAAACAAAAAATAAAAAATGATTAAGCTTGCCACTAATATATTGGGCCGTAAATAATGGTCCATGGTCCACGAGCTAGGACTAGTTTACTTTTAAGACATCTTGTAGTAGATTAATAATCAGAAAGAAAGGAAGGTACATAACATGGTAAGTGATTACTTTGACGGAAAAATAATTAAACGTCCCGACGGCGGAACCTGTCATTGCTATGGCTGGCTAGAAGAAGGCGAGAACTATCACATAGTAATTGACGGCGGGGACTACTCAATGGGCGATGATTTTTTATGGCTAGATTATGATGCTAGTATTCATGGTTCAACTTGGTCTAAGCTGATCAGAAATCTTTACAAGATGTACGGCTGGAAGGTCGAACAAATCCAGCCCTGCTAATCTTATCTCGTAGGCGGGAGCTCTTCCCGCCTGCATCTCTCCCCAAAAATTTAAACTTGATATTGTCACTAATAAAATGAGGATGCCTGGCTGAGCGTGTTCCCGGGATGCCCGGTTCTCGAGCCGTGATTAATGGTGTCACTTAGTGGTTCAGCCTGTCACTAGTAAAAAAAATAAAAAAATAAAAAAAAGAGGGTAGCACACCCTCGTTGTTAAAATGTGCTACCGAGAAAGGAGGAGTGTTATTAATATTACAACGATAAGAAGTTGCAGAAGAATCATTGTTGCGTATGCTTTAAACGCGGATATAAAGCAAAGTACGCATTAATGAATCCGTTGCACCACTCGACGCATTCAGAGGCCGTCATCCTCTGGCTTTCGTCGTGGGAGCCTTTACGAGAAACTATTTTATAAGGGTAGGTGTAGGCCGTTGCATGTTGCAACTCGTAATCCAACCCGGTGTATTTGTTGATATGGGCGAGCCGGGCCTCGATTGTTTTCTTAGTGGTTTTCATCTTCTCCTCTTTCTTCTTTGTTTAGCACTATATAGTGCGTTTGATTACAGTCCTCATTACTACAATGGGGACAGACTTCGATAAATGTTTCATGTTCCTCGTATTCTTTGGAACATACCAAGCAATGTACTACTTCAATCATTGTTTAGCTCCTGCTGTGCTTCGATTTCGCTTTTATATCTTTCTAATTCTAAAGCTAAATCTTTGCCTTCAAAGCCAAGCTCGATCAAGCGTTGTTTGTATTCTTCTAACCAATCTTCCATGATTCGTCCTTTCTATAAATTATTATATAGAGAAAAGGGGGGAATGCAACCCCCCTTCTCGAGTTTATTTAGACTACATTGACTCTTTCTTTAGTTTCCCAAAGAATATCAACGCTATCCATCCGGCCATTGAAAACCATTTTACGACTTTCAAAGTCTTTGTTTTCTTTGTCCCATTCATAAGCATAGATTTGTACATAGTAAACAGGCTCTATATACTCACCTTTTTGCTCATATCTGGCTTTACCAATGACAAGTTTGTACCACTTGTTATCTTTCTTAAAGCCAAGCTCTATCGGATTCTCCATATCCATCCTTTCCTCTAAGCTTTTAGGCTTAGACACAAGGGGCCGAAGCCCCTTATGTATAAGTCTATTCGTGTTCGATTCTCATCTTGAGGAGATAACCTTCGTTATCTTTGAATTTTACCTCAAGGTATCGACTGTGGTAATTGATCTCCTTTTCTATGAGTTCAATGTCGTTGTCCGTTTGGATATCGTCATAAATTTGCTTTATGAGATTTGAAACCTTCTTAGGTTTCTCCAAGTGGCCGAAGTTGTGACCATAGTCAATCAAGTCTAATTGTTGCATTGTCGTCCTTTCCTCTGAGTTCTAGGCTCAGACCTAAGGGCCGGAAGGCCCTTAAGTATGAGTCTATTAGTTATCTATTGGGTGCCAAGTGACCTCGCCATCTTTATCCACTACCGGCGTTATTGGTTGCCAAGTGACATTATTATCGTCATCTATAACCTCCATGTAGTGAGGCTTATCTTTCTCCTCCTCGAAGTCTAGTGTCTCCGCAAGGTCAGAGGTTTCCTCTGAAGTTAGTTCTTGGCCCCTGCTCCATTTATCTTCGATTCGTTCTCTTTCTTTCTTGTTTAGTATCGGCATTTTATTCCTTTCTATAACCGGAGGGGGATATCCCCCTCCGTTCGAATTAGGTAAAGGCTTAGTGCCTTTCGAGGATTTGGTAGAGAGCAAACCAAATGCCGAAGCTATTTACTTTTTGCCATCCACCTTCTTCCCCTTGTGCAGAGCGGAGCTCTTGCATGAAGCTGAAGATTGCAGAGCGGAGCTCTTGGTAATCTTCGTTCTTCGAAGGATGCATAATACCTCTTTTCTCCTTTCTGATTGTAGACTACCACATATATAATAAATTAGATATGATATGTTTGCATAATGTGTATGCAAGAAATGCATACCCTTTTCCCTCTACCCTAGCCACGATTCACGGCCCATGCCTCGAGGCCCTTAGGGTACCTGTGCCAAACCCAAACCACCGACGAACTTTTTGCACCCCCCTCCCCCCTAAATTTGAGGGTTGCTTGTCATAACTGACCGTGTATATATATAATATAAACATACACATACAGAAATTTTGATATGAGTTTTGACATGAACAAATTCAAGCTTCTTCAGGAGAAGTATCCTGAGGCAGCGAAGGAACTAACTGAATTAACGCTTAGATTAGATGAACTAAACGAAACAAAGAAAGCAAAAAAGAATTTTTTAGACTTTGTCAAATTTCTCTGGCCGGATTTTATAGAGGGGGCACACCATAGAAAGTACGCCAAGAAGTTACAGGAGGTAGCCGAGGGTAAATGTAAGCGCCTCATCATTAATATGGCACCACGGCACACGAAGTCTGAATTTGCCAGCTTTCTTTTTCCAGCCTTTATGATGGGCCTGAATCCACGGCTCAAGCTTATCCAAGGAACCCACACGGCTGAATTATCTCAACGCTTTGGTCGTAAGATTCGTAACTTGATTGATAGCGAAGAATACAAACAAATTTTTGATGACGTCAGCTTGAGACCTGATTCGAAATCCGCAGGACGATGGGAAACGAATCACGGAGGGGAAGCCTTCTTTTGTGGTGTTGGCGGTGCAATGACCGGTCGAGGTGGTGACTTAATTATTTTAGATGATGTTCATTCCGAACAAGATGCGATGTCACCCACGGCGATGGAAAATGCATGGGACTGGTATTTGTCCGGACCTCGACAACGTTGTCAGCCGAACGCAACCATTGTGATTGTGATGACTCGTTGGTCCGAAAAAGATTTAACAGGAAAATTAATTAAAGCTCAAGTGGAACCCAAAGCGGATCAATGGGATGTGTTAGAACTGCCAGCCATCTTAGATAGTGGAAAACCTTTGTGGCCAGAATATTGGAAGCTGGAAGAATTAGAAAAGGTTAAGGCATCGTTACCCGCGAACCGTTGGAATGCTCAGTACATGCAAGATCCCACGAGCGACGAGGCGAGTATCATTAAACGAGAATGGTGGAGACGCTGGGAAAAAGATGTCCCTCCTTTGCAAAGTGTAATTCAAAGTTATGACACCGCCTTCAGTAAAAAAGAAACAGCAGACTTTAGTGCCATTACCACATGGGGAGTTTTTTATCCTAATGAAGGAGGACCACCCAATTTAATTTTGTTAGACGCGATTCAAGAGCGACTGGACTTTCCTGAATTAAAAAAGTTAGCGATTGAGTTATATAATTTTTGGGAACCCGAAGTTGTATTGATTGAATCCAAAGCCAGTGGAACACCGTTGACACATGAACTTCGACAACTCGGAATTAATATTTTACCCTACACACCCACCCGAGGAAATGACAAACATGTGCGTGCTAACTCAGTGGCTCCTCTGTTTGAAGCGGGCAAGATTTGGGCACCCGCGAACCGTGAATTTGCCGAAGAGGTTATTGAGCAATGTGCCAAGTTTCCTTTTGGTGAGCATGATGATTTAGTTGACTCAACAACCCAAGCTTTGATAAGATTCAGAGCAGGAAACTGGGTGACCTTAGACACGGATTATGAAGATGAACCCGTGGACGACGGACCCCGAACCTTTTACTAATGGAAGAAGATGACACCCTCTGTCCGATTTGTGATTTGCATATTGAAGATTGTGAGTGTATATTTTAGCAATGGCCGAAGAGAATCCTAATATTGATAAAGCAGTGGATTATGAAGAAGATAATCCCATTGAACAAGTTACCCAAGAAGTAAACGTCGATGCCGACGGCATTGAAGAATCTGATTTCATCGAACTCGCGGATGGTTCCGCCGAGACCATGGACGACGAGCCGCGAACCGAGGCTCCTTTCAGTGCGAACTTAGCAGAGTATATTGACGATCAAGATTTACAAACAGTCAGTGCGGAGATCATGGATAGTTATTATAACGATAAAGCTTCTCGTGAAGATTGGGAGCAAGCCTATATCAAGGGATTAGATTTACTAGGATTCAAAGAAGAAGCAAAAACAGAACCGTTCCGTGGTGCGAGTGGCGTGGTTCATCCCATGTTAGCCGAGAGTGCGGTACAGTTTCAAGCCCAAGCATATAAAGAATTATTACCCGCCGGAGGTCCCGTCAAGACTCAGATTGTAGGAAACGTGACCAATGAAACAGAAGAACAAGCACAACGAGTGCAAGATTTTATGAATTATCAAGTGACCTATGTGATGAAAGATTATGATCCCGAGTTAGATCAGTTATTATTTTATTTACCCCTAGCCGGTTCTGCTTTTAAAAAGATTTACTATGACGACATGTTAGAGCGTGCGGTTGCAAAATTTGTTCCTGCCGAAGATTTAGTTGTTCCTTACGGAGCCTCCTCACTGGAGACTTGTGAGCGA